AGGTAGTAAAATCTCCAGAAATACCTACCATGTCCGTATACCATTCCTGCCCTCGAGTGTCGCCGCTATGCGTGCAATAAAGCACCTTATAAACGCCATCCTTATCGATAGGCGGTATCCATTCATTGTTTACCTCTGCACCCAAGCCCAAATCTGCCTGAAATTGCTGGATAGAAGCATTATCAATTTTTACTTTTATTCCCGCTTCAACCTGGGGATTTAACAAAACTTTTATGGCAATGCCTTCGAGTGTTTGTTGCGGAACTCCTATCATTCCGGTAGCTGCCGTAAAAATTGGCATGTCGCCTTTCTTATAAGCGTTTTGCGGAACAACATGCACTTTGCCGTTTATAATATTCCAATTTGCGCCTAACGTGGCTGCCAGCGGTCTCAAATGAGTTCTTGCTGCCCCAAAATACACCCTCCCGCGCGGTAATGGTGGCGTGTCATCGCTAGGCATATCACCAAGCTTAAATCCTGCTGATTGTGCAATGCTTTTTAATCTTCCTATAGCTGTACTTCCGGCTGACACAGTAGCATTGACAAACGCATTGTTATAAACTACATCGCCATCAATCGAGCTAAGGTCAATGTATGTGTCGGTTCCGTTCAATCTTCCTGAGCGCACCTGAACAATAGTTCCTTGGAAAATAGTCCCAAATGAACCTTCATAGCCTGCGCTTAAATTTATATTGCTGCCTTCATCAATAATTTTCTTGATGGTGGCTGGCGCTGGATTATAAAGCCTGCACTGTAAATTTTTTGGAGTTTCAATCGTCCAGGCTTCAGTTTCAAAAACAAAATGTAATTCAGAAACATCCAGAACATCATTATTGGATAATCCGATGGTTAACGACGCTTTGCGAATCCACTGATCAGCCATCAGACTATTACACACAGGTGAGAGGACACGCCCAACGTCGAATATGTTGGAATTAGACTAGGATCAACATCCGACAAAATAACCCAGTTCCCTGATATGCCAAGATGTGCCAATTGTCCCAGTAAGTCGGTTCCTGGCACCATCGCAAGGCCGGACACGATTAGCACATTGTTTTCATCAGCAATGTCCAGGTAAAATCCTATGCCACGCCAAAGCACACTTAAGTTATAGGCGATATTGCCTATTGAAACTCTAAGAGTTTGGGATTCAGCGGACAGTGGAATTTCTGAAATTATCATAATGGTATCGCTGCAATTACAGATTGATTTTTTAATGGAAATGTTTGTACTGTGCCTTTTTGACTTGGTGATCCAGTATTTTGTCCATTAGATTGATTCTCTTTAGATGCCTGCACAACTTGAGTGGATACAATTATTATAAACCTACACCTCATTCTAATCGCAATCATATTCTCACTGCGAGCATCAGTTGTAACCTCCATTTCCTCAATCAGCATATTCGTATAGCGTCTCTTTCCGGTTACGATATTAAACAAAACACGAGACTGATGAAGTGACAAAAACTGTTGGTAAATTTCCTGCATTGTTCGAGTTTGTCCAGCTCCATAAACAACTTCTATTATCAATCTAGGCGGATTAACAAATGCATGATCGCTAATCTGTGCGCCGAACTCAACCGGATGATCCGTGATTGTTAGACTATCCTCGTGATGCTCTCTAACCGTACATGGAATGACAAAGTTAAACCCATCGCCATAAAACAGGCGCGGATTCGAGCTACCAAGTAACGCATTGATAGCACTGGTAGCTACGCTGGCAATAGGCCCTCCTACAACGCCACCAATAACACCAGAGACTAAACTTGTCATAGATGCACCGCCGCCGTGTTACGGGAAGCAAGTTCGGCCACTTTGCGCTTTACTTTTTCAGGTTCGGTTATTCCGTTTATAGTAATATTTTGAATATACTGATTAGATGACTGTTCTGATCTGTCTTTCCAAGGCCCGGTTTTATGATCAATATCAACACGATCTGTTCTTATTCTTTGGGCGTAATTATAACGATCAATTAGTTTTTGTGCATCTTTCCCCCTGCGTATAGATTCGCCCATGCCCATGCCATGACGTTCGTAGCTATCTGCGACGATGATACCCTGCGTATATGCGGTTTTATCGCTATTACGCAATTTATTCATTGATGTTAATTCGTAATTATCAAGTTCGTATTTTGCAAAGTCTATTTGTCGTTTAAATGCCAATTTTTTATCTGAAAAAACATCAGCCTTCATTGTAGCGCCAAAAAGTTTTTTATAGCGAGCTTGTCTATCGGGATTCCATTGTCCAATGCCAAATGCTTTACCGCTATCGCCAATAGCCCCAGGGTCTAAATTACTTTCATGAGTAAAATTAGCCATTATAGCGGCTGATTGTTCTGGCGTTAATCCAGCTTCTATGAGTTGTTTCATACCCTCATCAGTACGTTTTCTAATACTATTTGGAATTAGAAAATTCAGCACCTTTACCGCATCGCTACCTAATCCCTCATTTTCAACATGGCGATGTTTTTTGCGTTCAAGATACTCTTTTGAAGGTGTATCGAATTTGTCCGCTTTAAATAGATTTTTTGATAAGTTTGTCGTGGCTGCGGCAAACGATTTCCCAGAATCCAAATCTCCTACAAAACCCGCAATGCTGCCAACAAATTGCGCGGTTGATTGTACAACCCCGGTTAAACCGTCCACCAATTTATCAGTTATTTTAGATAGTCTTGATAATGAATCACCCGCATCATTAGCATATTCTGTAAGCTCGTCCATTCCCTCCTTACCATTTTCCATGGGTTCGATCATAAATTTTGACATGCCGGATTCTAAATTATCCATCATTAAATCCTTGCTTATTTTAAATTGATTCGCCACTTCTCCAGATTTTTCAAATTCGCTGGTTTTTAACGCTTCTTCATGTTGTTTTTGCAGTGTGTTAAATTTTGGATTAGCCATTGATAAATAGGTATCTTCGCTAATACCCATCATAGCTGCCTTGCGAATATTGATAGCTTGCCTCATCGGATCGTTGGCTTCTTCCTGAAAGGTTTTAGCCAACTTTTGAAGTTTTACATCATTGGTATCAGTAGCTCGAATGTTTTTGTTGATCCCCTGCATGAATGAAATTGATCCAAAAGGATTTCCACGAATAAAGGAAGCAAATCCTTTCATACTGCCCTGCATTCCTTCTACAGAATCGCCAAGTTCGGCTGCTGCGCTGCTCATTGATTTGAACGACTTTATACCCATACCCAAACGTTGCGTCATGAGGTACGTTGAATTCATGGCATCGGCATATTTAGTGGTAGCATAAATAACCGCTGTAACACCAGCCGCCGCCGCTGCGCCCAGTTTAAATATAGCGCTGCCAAACGAATTGACGCCATTAATGGCTTTAATGCGAGAAGCCTGTTCCTCGGCATATCTAATGCGAACAAGAAATTCTTTTAATACGTTTATATCTGACATTATTAATCTTTTATAGACTCATTCCAGGATTTACAATCAAGCGCGTCATTCATTATCGCAAAGTCAATAAGTTTTAGCGTTCCGTCTAAAAGAGATTCGTATTTGCACATTCCGGCCATGACCGGCTTGAGCAAAAACATTTCCTCTATTGTGGCGTATTTGCCATCGCTTCCGCTATCGCTACCGGCTGAGATGTACCGTATGTTATGCGGTCGATGGCGGCAAAAAAATCCGGCAAATAGTCCATCAAAACATTAAACATTATTTCCATAACTTCGCCGCCACCAATATCATCAAACATAAACCGACTGGCATCAACATTATAGATCGCTGTCCATGCCCCATTATTTTTACGACGCACAAATGGCATAATTCTTTTTAGCGTTGATTCAAGATCATCATCAGCTATGTCATGCAATAAAGTAACAGCTGTTTTCTCCATTGCCATTCCGACAAATAACGGCCCGGTTTTCCTACTTACATGCAATTGTGTAAATGCATCTAATGGCATATGCGTATATTCCTGACCGTTTACAAAAAATTCCTTAGCCATAATTAAAGAATGCTAGCTGCTAAAATTTCATGCATTTCAATTCCCTCTAACATCCATTCATTCAATCCGCCATCAATCGCATAAACAACTGATGGTTGCTGTTTGAATGCTACCCCGGTACAGGTGATAATGTCGCCGATGGATGAGGTAAGCGTTATAACATTCTGCCCCCAAAACCGGCTGGATGTTTGCTGGATATTGTACATTGCCGATAGAAGTGCATTTATAGGCGAGTTTTTAAGGAGCTTGACGCTTATATTAACACTCTTGTCAGCATGTAAACTATGCTGTCCTGAACCATCTGCGCCTATGATAAGCGTATTTTTCTCGGATCGTGGCGTGAATGTAATACCCTCAGCCGCCGCGCCACTGGTTATTGAAAATGAACCACCTGTGCCGACTATCGCGCAAACGGTATCTAAAAATGAATAGGTTTTTCCTTGAACTGCCATAATATTATGCCTTAACGATTAATGTTAACGATGACTGATACTGTGTGAATTGCACCGGCCAATTTTGCCGCAACTTGGAATGTTACAGATTTACGCGCTGACCTATCTGCGGGATTTTGCAATTCAATAGGCGATGCATAAATGTAATACCCTTTGGGCAAATAATCATTCTGATTCAATGCGCCGAACCCGGCCTGATTCCACGTACCTGGTGCACACAAACCATTAATCACGGATTGATTCATTGTCGCTTCGATTCCGGTTGCAATGATATTATTGCCCTCATTAGTTTGTGGAATCTTGGTTGGGTTACTGTACAGCAAATTAAAAATTGAATTTTCAATCGTAATCGCCAGCCAGTCTGCGCCGAAAATTGTATCAATAAAATCTCCACCTGATACAACGCCATTTTGAATGATGGCCTTATTATTGTCGTAGTAAACAAAAATGTTGGCATTATTATTAACGGCGGCTGTTTTCTGAGTCTCGGTCAAACTTTCAGCTACAATACCGGGTTCAGTTTTGTACATTAACGTGATGACGGTTTTATTGGCCGTGTAATCAGTAGTCATGATTCTAGCCATTAACGAAACAACGGCGTACAAGCTGGAACTCGAATATTGGACAAGCGTT